GTATTGTGATATTCTATACCTTTTATCACCTTTTGACAAGGATAATGTATGTGACCACATATAACACCATCAACACCCTCGCCTCTAGCTGCTTCTACCAAGGCATTTTCAAATTTAAAGCAAAACTTAACTGCTTCTTTTGTGTTAACTTTTATGTGATGTGACAATGACCAATATTCCATTCCAAACCAACTACGAACTTTATTAAAAGCAGAATTCATAGATAAAAGAACATCATACAACCAACTACCAACATGACTCACTATTTTCATAGATGATAAAATACCATCAAACACATCACCGTGTATCACCAAATATTTTTTTCCATTAGGCGAAGTATGAATTATATCGTTAACAACTTCAATATTGCCCATGTTCAGATAATTTCCAAATCTTCTTAAAAAATCATCGTGGTTGCCTGTTAAATAGACAATTCTAGTCCCATGTCTTGATTTTCTCAATAACTTCTGAACTAATAAATTATAATCAGCGTTCCAATACCATTTACGACTTAAAGCCCAACCATCTATAATATCTCCAACCAGATAAAGAGTATCACATTCATTGGCTTTTAAGAATTCCAACAATTCTTTTACTCTTGAGTATTTCATACCCAAATGCACATCTGATATAAAAATCGACTTGTATTTCATTCGGTATAAATAGTTGATAATACTTGTTAAATTGATTATGATTTAAATGTAGATATTTGTGGTATTTTTAAATATTGAACATATTTATTATTATATGAAAATTTTAATTGACAATAAAATAAAATGTGGGGTGTATAAAATACAAAACTTGGTAAATAATAAATGTTACATAGGTTCGACCACAGGAGTATTAAAATACAGATGTATAACACATAGATGTCATTTAAGACATAATCGACATAGCAATCAACATTTACAAAATTCTTGGAATAAATATGGAGAAGACAATTTTGAATTTTCCGTTCTTGAAATGTGTGACATAGATAGATGTGTAAACAGAGAACAATATTATATAGATACTTTAAATCCAGAATATAATATAAATAAGTTTGCTAATTCTACATTCGGATATAAACACACAAAAGAAGCAAAAGAAAAAATATCTAATGCATTTTCTGGAGAAAATCATCCAGCATATTCTGGAAAATATGTCTTTTATCATCCAACTTACGGATATATTATAGAAGACCAAAAAACTTTATGTAATAAATTTAATTTAATCTATACATCAGTAAATAAAATGTGTAGAAATGAATTAAATAAACATAAAAATTGGATATTTTTAGAAAAGTTTAATAAAAAATTTAAACATTTAAATAATATAAATGAAATTTATAAAACCAAAATAAATTCCAACCGACCGCTATTTGCATTTTATCACAAACAACACGGAAAATTTATCATTCCAATAAACGTATTTTGTCATAAATTTAATTTTAAAAATAAAGAAATTGGTGGAATATATAATGGAACAAGATATTCGGCCAATGGATGGATATGCTTTGGAAAATGCGATTCGAAATTTTCATTTCCAAAAAATTTAAATGAAATTTATAAAAACAGATTAGAAAAAAGTAATCGAAACCAACGTAAAAACATTAAAATAAATTGAATTTGTATTCTTTTTATGATAATATTTTTATATGTCAACATCTAAAAAAACTCCAAAAGGAGATAAAAAAAGAGTATCCTATTCACAATTCGCTAATTGGTATCGTTGCAGGCATCGTTGGTTTCTTGATAATGTTAAGGGTTTACGAACATTTGAAGATAGTGTTAGCACTTGTTTCGGAACAGCAATGCACGAAGCAATTCAACTCTATATTGAAACATTGTATAAGAAATCTGCGAAGGAAGCCGACTCTCATGATTTGAACGCCATCTTTTTAGCTGCGTTTGACAGAGAACTTGCCGGTGGTGAGAAGAAAGCTAAACCAATAGAAATCACTCCAGAAGTCCGTAAGGAATACATTGAAGACGCCGCCAACATTATTACGTCATTCACCAACATGACGAATCGTATCAAACATTTCCCATCAGGAAAATATGAGTTCATTGGTGTTGAAGATGAAATCATCATGCCTATCAAACAGAACATTGAGTTTGTTTGTTACATTGATTTGGTGTTAAAGGAAAAGGCAACAGGCAGATACAGAATTATTGATATCAAAACTTCAACAAGTGGTTGGAATAGATATCAAACTGAAAATCCTGAAAAATATTACCAAGTTCTTTTATACAAAGCATTTTTTAGTCGAAAATATGATGTGAATATTGATATGATAGATGTGGAGTTTTTTATTCTTCGAAGGAAACTTTGGGAAAATTATGCTTTTCCACAAAGTAGAATTCAAACTTTTATCCCAAAGAATGACCAAAAATCCGTCGCTAAATCGTTGAATCATTTTTCGGAGTTTGTGACTGAATGTTTTACCGAGAACGGAACATTCATTACAGATGAAAAAGTTTATTTAAAAAATCCAGGGAAGGCTTATAAAAATTGTAAATATTGCGTTCACAAAGGAAAAAACTGTTTTCCTAAAAAATCTGACATAGAAATTGAATAATTTTCCGTGTTTTTTGTTCCGTGAAATATACTTATTAAAAGAGAAAGAATTCATATGGGAAGAAAGAAATTATATGTCACCAAAAAACAAAAGCGAGAATCTAAACGAAAAGACGATAGATTGTATTACGAACGACACAAAGAGCGAATCAAGCAAAAACGGATGGAAGATTATTGGAGGAAAAAAGAAGTGGATAAGAAAATGTCCGAAGTGTCAAAATGATATTATCGTTTCTAGTGAAAAATATTATAATGAATCTATTAACAAAAATTCATTATGTCTTTTTTGTGCATCAAAATCATCACATAAAAATAGAGGGCATATATCAAAAGAAGAAAAGAAAAAAATATCAATAGAATGTCCTAAATGTAATAAACCACGACCATATTATAGAACAATTTTAAATAATAGATTGTGTAAATCGTGTGCGGCTAAAAATAATTATCCACATCAAAAAGAATTACTATTATATGGAATATTACACAATAGAATTCATGGAAAAACTATCAAATCTAAAAATATAGAAAGAAATTGTCCAAAATGTAATAAAATTATAAAAAATACATCTTTACATTATGTGAATAAAAATAAACACCGATTATGTAAATCTTGTGCATGTAAAGAAAACGTTAGAAAAAATAATATCAATTTTCCAAATATTCCATCGTTTAATCCTAATGCGTGTAAAATAATAGATGAATATGGAAAACAAAACGGATATAATTTTCAACATGCGTTAAATGGTGGAGAAATATTCATTAAAGATTTGGTCGTGTGGTTAGATGGATATGATAAAGAAAACAATGTTGTAATAGAATGTTATGAACCATTCCATTATTATTGCGATGGCCGACTAAAATCAAAAGACATTATTAGACAAGAAAAAATCATAAATCATTTAAAATGTAAATTAATTGAAATTATGTATGACGGAAAATCTAATAATATCAAATCAATAAAAACTTTTTCAAAATAAAAAAATTGTTTGGATTTCCTTTCAGACAATTATTCATATACATTAAACCATACTAATGTGTTAATGTAATCACATATTGTATATGAAAACAAAAATAGCAACTACGGTAAAGATTGAAAAAGACCTCTACGATTCTTTTAAGATTTTAGGGATTCAAAACAGTCTCACCCTCCAAACGTTCGTGGACAAATGCGTTCATCTTTATGTAGATGACACATCATTTCGTTCATTGGTGAATAACTTCGTTATTCCTGTTCTAAGCACCACTGGTTCATTCGGTTCCTAAGATTTTAATTTGTTATGGCTAAACCAAAAATTCTACTGTTGTCAGATGATTTAAGAATGCACTCTGGCGTAGCAACTATGTCAAGAGAACTCGTTCTCGGAACTGTAGCAAGTTACGATTGGGTTCAGATTGCCGGTGCAATTCAGCACCCTGACAAAGGCAAGGTAATCAACATGGATGCGGCGTCAGCACAAATCACCGGCGTCAAAGATGCCAAGGTGACTTTGTATCCTGTCGATGGTTATGGAAATGAAGAACTTCTTTTCAACATAATGGAAAGAGAAAAACCTTCGGCAATTATGCACTTCACCGACCCTAGATTTTGGGGATGGTTGTATGCTATTGAAAGACAGATTCGTTCAAAGATTCCTTTGACCTATCTAAACATTTGGGACGACGTTCCGTATCCAATGTATAACAGACCGTATTATGAATCATGTGATTTGTTGATGTCAATCAGCAAACAAACCTACAACATCAACAAGTGGGTATTGGGCGGCGAAGACAAAGTAGCCACCATTGATTCTGAAAATACAACTAACAAAACAGTATTACACTACGTTCCACACGGAATCAATAGTGAAGTATTTCATCCAATTCCATCAGACGACTCAATTTTGAAGAGACGACGTAAGGAAATCTTTGGTGATAAGAATTATGAATTTGTAATCTTTTACAATTCAAGAAACGTTCAAAGAAAGAGAACAAGCAACATCATGTTGGCTTATAAGGCATTTTGTGACAATCTTCCAAAAGAGAAATCAGCAAAATGTGTAATGGTTCTTCACACCGAAGTTCGTCAAGACGCAGGCACAGATTTGGCTGCAGTCAAGGAAGCATTCTGTCCTGAATATGATGTCGTATTCTCTACGGCAAAATATACACCGGAAGACATGAATGTGATGTATAACATCGCAGACGTTACTATCAATCTTTCATCTAATGAAGGATTTGGATTATCAACCGCAGAATCGTTGATGGCCGGAACTCCAATCATTGTGGCAGTCACGGGCGGTCTTCAAGACCAAACTGGACAAGTTCAAGATGATGGTTCACCAATTGTATTTGATTTGCACTTTGGTTCAAACAATGTCGGCAAATACAAGAAACACGGTGTATGGGCATATCCTGTATATCCCACTTCTCAATGTGTTCAGGGTTCTATCCCAACTCCATACATCTTTGATGATATGTCTCGTTGGCAAGACGCCGCTGAAGGTATGATGTATTGGTATCTTGCTGGTGCCGATAAACGTGAACTCTTTGGTATGAAGGGTCGTCAATGGGCTTTGAATGAAGGTGGTATTAATAGTAAAAATATGTGTATGCAGTTCGTTAAGTGTATGGATTATACATTGAAGAATTTCAAACCCGTCAAAACATTTGGTATCTTTACCGAAAAAGATTATGTCGGTAATTTGATGCCAGGTGGAATGGGATTTGAAATTCCTGTCATTGACCAAGAAAAAATAAAACAACAACTATTGGAGGTAGTATGAAAGAAAATAAAATTGTATGTGGAACAAAAGACGAACTTGTAGAATATTTCTATAATATTGTTAAACCAACTCAAGACATATGTGCGAAAAAAGATAATTATCTATATTCTAAAGAAGGAATAGAAAAACAAATAACCGACGTTTTAAATGACCAGAAAGGCGTTGGTATGATTTTCTATATGACCATGGATACAGACGTAAAACCAATTATCGAAGTTAATATTAAATTGATGAGTTCTTATATTCATGTTAAAGATAAGTGAACATTTTTGAGTGTTTTTGAATTTTTCATTATATTTATTGTTATGAACAAAAAACGTAGAACCGTTAATATTCCAGACGAGATTTATAAATCTTTAAAGGAATATTGTGACAAAAATGGTTTAAAGATACGGTGGTTATTGGAAAAAATCATAACAGAGCATATCAATGAAAACCAAACCAAAGATAAAATGTAATTGTCAAATTTGTAATAAAGAATTTTTTAAAAATGAATCTGTGATAAAAATGGGATGGGCAAAATATTGTTCTAAAAAGTGTTCTTACAAATCAAAAGAAACATTAAATAAATATAGAAATAAAATTTGCGTTATTTGTGGAAAAAATTTTATATCAAATCAAAAATTTAAAAAACAAGTATTATCACATAAATATTGTTCTAAAGAATGTAGTAGTATAGGTAGGTCACAACAAAAGAAAACAGGAATTAATAAGACGTGTATTCAATGTGGTAAACAATTTTATACTAAAATACATAATAAAAAAACACATAATTTTTGTGGTCGAAGATGTCATTATATTTACAAAACAGGAAAACCAAACCCAAAAGCATCTAAAACTCTGGCAAGGAAGATTGCATCTGGAGAAATAAATCCGAAACGAAATTTCTACAAACAAGGATGGTATAAAACAAAAGACGGTAATAAAGAGTGGTTTGGTTCTTCATATGAAGAAAAACGAATGAAACAGTTAGATGGGATGAAAGTAAGATGGACAAAAAATCATGGTATTAGAATACCATATACAGATAATGATGGAAGAAAAAGAAATTATGTTCCTGACTTTTTAGTAAATGATAAAATCATAGAAGAAGTTAAACCAAAAAATTTAGTAAACTCTAAAATGGATAACAATTTATTAAAACATCAGTCCGCTATAAAATTTTGTAATAAAAATGGGTATCAATTCAGAATAATAACGGAAAAAGAATTGGATGTATGAATAAAGAATTTGACCCATACAATTTTGATTTTAAATCATACATTACTGAGATGTATAATTTAGTTGAAATGCCCTTAAGACTCCCACACAACACGCCATTTAGAATGGATGATTATGTAACAAATAATTATGAAGGATTGCAAATTGAAAAGCATGGGAATTTTTTAGGAAATTGGGAAAATTATAGATTATTTACAGAAAAGGAAAATAATATAGAAACTTATTATCTATTGGATAAAAATCAACCCCATATATGTGCATGCCATAGTTTTGAAAGAATAACATCACCAATAAAAGGAATTGAAAATAAAGAATTATGGAATGGTAAATATAATAAAGGATTGGTAAGATACTGGTTTAATAAGGAAATTATTCCAAAAGAAGCCATCATAATATCAGATAAAATTCAATCGGATATGGGGTTTAATTTTTGGACAAGTTTATTTAACGATTACGTAAAAACAAATGATCCTCATAGTATGTTAGTTATAGATTATAATAATGGAAATGTAATTAAAAATATTACAAATAAAGATGAGATGAAAGAATTTTACGGTGATAATAAATTTAATTTTAGGTTTATATTAAAAAGGAAATAAAATTATGAATCATTACGAAAAATTATTATTTTTACAAAATGATGGAAATGTAATACGATACGATACAGACATACCTGGCCCATATGGGGATACAGTTAAACTGTATCATAATAAAACACATAATTCATATGTGAGAGAATGGCCGGCATCTGGTTCGATACGGCAACAAATACAAGAACCGGAAGCATTAGAAATAATGAAACGTGCAACGTCAAAACAAGAATATACAGGAACCTATAATCCGTTCTATAGAAAAAACGTAGAAATAAGTGGTTCGTCAATAGTATAAAAACTTGAAAATAAATTGAAGTGTGGATACAATAAACTATATGAATTCTATATTAGAAATAAAAAAACTCAACGAGTTAGCTGTAGTTCCCTCAAAAGGAAGTCCTCAATCCGCAGGTTATGACCTTTATTCAACAGAGAAATACACACTAAAACCACTTGAACGTAAATTATTCAAGACCGGTTTGGCTATGTCAATTCCAAGTGGAATGTATGGTCGTATTGCTCCTCGAAGTGGTCTGGCTTTCAAACAAGGTCTTGACGTTATGGCAGGAGTCATTGACGAAGATTATAGAAACGAAGTTGGAGTAGTTCTTATAAATCTTAGCAATGAAGACGTATCAGTTCCAGTTGTAAAAGATGGAAAAGAAACGGCAATCGCCCAAATCATATTTGAATTCTATAACAACGTGAATGTAAGCGTTGTGAGTGAATTGAATACCACAGAACGTGGTCAAGGTGGTTTTGGAAGCACCGATAATAAAAAAAAAGTAGAATCACCGAAAGAGGCTAACACCCTTGTCCAACGATGGAAGGATGCTGGAGCAGAAGTTCCAGCCCCACCAAAATATGAAACTATTGTCCGTGAAAGAGAAAAACTAATACAATAATTATGAAAACTGAAAATGTTATTAAATGGGAAAAGACAGGACTTTTAAAATATATAAAAGGAAAGAAGAAGACGTTGTGCGCAAATTTATTGGAAGATGTCGGCAATCTTCTACTTAAAAAGTATCAAAATAATACTACACCAAAATCAGAAATGATTTGTGGAACTATATTGCCAATTGTAAGAAAATTATTTAATGAAGACGTTAAAACTTTACCAACCGCAGATTGGTTGTATAAAGACTACATAAACTTTGTTGAAAATCATCCGGAATTAAATCCTTTAAATCAAGATATAATCGGCCAAGACTATGAAGCTGAGTTATGTTCTATCTATACCAAAAATATTGTAGAAAAACTAAATAAATAAAATATTTTTGTGTGTTTTTGTATTTTTCCGTATATTTATTGTTATGAAACAAAATGATGACCGCAAAACCGTTAGTGTCACAAAAGATGTATATAAATCTTTAAAGGAATATTGTGATAAAAATGGTTTAAAGATACGGTGGTTATTGGAGAAAATCATAACGGAGTATATTAAAGATGAGAAAAATTCAATCAAAAACAGTTAAATGTAAAAACTGTCAAAAAGAATACAATGTATATCCGTATGAGATTAAATCTGGATGTGATAAATATTGCAGTAGAAAATGTTATGATATACACAGAGCATCAAAAATTCCTACTAAAATAAATAAAAATATCGAATATACTTCAAATAATCCATGTAAACACTGTAATAATTATTTTACCGTAAATCGGACTTCAAAAATAAATAATTTGTTTTGTTCGAATAAATGTAGAACCGATTATAAGTTGTCACACCCAAAAATAAAGTCGTGTTTGTATTGTAAAAAAGAATACACTAAACATTTTTGCAGTAAAAAATATTGTAGTAAGGAATGTTATCACTCACATAGAAGAATTAGAGACTTAAATAAAATATGTTTACATTGTAATACCGAATTCAAAACAAAATGGAATACTCAAAAATTTTGTTGTAATGAATGTTATTTAGAATACATTAAAATAAATCCATTTAAGAAAAAGACGGGAATAAATAAAATATGTAAAGTGTGTAAAAAAATTTTTTATGCACAAAACTGGCATAAAAATAAATTATATTGTTCAAAATATTGTAGTGATAAAAGTAGAAGAGGAAAGGGA